CACCAGTAGCTACAGGCACAACCGCTGTGGTTGATTTTGCAGATGAAACTTTTGCTACAGCTACTATTACTGCAAGTGGATGTTTAATATTTAACGACACGGAGGCTGGTGATCCAGCAGTTGCTGCTATTAGTTTTGGTGGTGCAAAAACATCTACAGCTGGTGACTTTACAATTGTTTTCCCTAGCCCAACAGCAACTGGTGCAATTATAAGACTTGCTTAACAGATAGCTTTACTACACCAAGCAAACTACAGCAATGTGGTAAACTTGGTGTTATTAATTAGGAACTATCTATGCCATTAGCAAGTTTTAAGTTTAAAGCTGGAATCAACAAAGAGAATACCGATTACTCTGAAGAGGGTGGTTGGGTTGATGCTAATTTTGTCAGATTTAGAAAAGGCGTAGCAGAAAAAATAGGCGGATGGATTAAATCCGTTGAAACAGCTTTTTTAGGTATAGGCAGAGCACTTCATTCTTGGATTGCATTAGACGGAACGAAATATTTAGGTTTAGGAACTACATATAAATACTACATTGAAAGTGGTTCTGTTTTAAACGATATTACGCCTATAAGATCTACTACAGCAGCTGGCGATGTAACCTTTACAGCAACTGATGGCTCTTCCACTATTTTAGTTTCAGATACGGCTCACGGGGCTGAGAACAACGATTTTGTTACTTTTTCGGGTGCGGTATCATTAGGCGGTTTAATTACAGCCAATGTTTTAAACCAAGAATATCAAATAGATTTTATTGTAGATGCAGATTCGTACAACATTATTGCTAAAGACACTTCAGGCGTTACAGTTACTGCAAATGCATCCGACACTGGTAACGGTGGGGCAAGCGTTATTGGGCAATATCAAGTTAATGTTGGCTTAGATGATTATGTGCAATCAACGGGTTGGGGTATCAACACCTTTGGTGCTGGTGCTTGGGGATCTTCTTCTTCATTAAATGCTGCAAACCAATTAAGGCTTTGGACACACGATAACTTTGGCGAGGATCTTGTTATCAATCCAAGAGGCGGTGGAATTTATTATTGGGATGAATCAAATGGTTTATCTACAAGAGCACAAGAGCTTTCAGGATTATCGGGTGCAAACCTTGTGCCTACACTTGGTCTACAAGTCATTACCTCAGAGACCGACAGACATTTAATAGTATTAGGAGCTGATCCAATATCAGGCGGTGCAAGAACAGGTTCTATAGATCCTATGTTGGTTGCTTTCTCTGATCAGGAAAATGCATTAGATTTTGAGCCATTATCAACCAATACCGCTGGCTCTGTAAGACTTTCTAGCGGATCACAAATTGTTGGCGGAATGAAATCAAGGCAAGAGGTTCTTATATGGACTGATACATCTCTTTACTCTATGCAGTTTGTAGGTCCGCCATTAACTTTTTCATTGAATCTAATTAACGAAGGCGTTGGTTTGTTAGCACCAAAAGCAATGGCAAATACTCCTGCTGGAGTTATTTTTATGTCTAAGCAAGGGTTTCACATTTATAACGGTGCTGTACAAAAACTTCCTTGTGCCGTTAAAGACTATGTGTATTCAGATTTAGATTTAACGCAATCCTTTAAATGTTTTGCTGCTCTTAACCAAGAATTTGGCGAAGTATGGTTCTTTTATCCATCTCAAGAAGATGGTACTGGCGAGATCTCAAGATATGCTATGTACAACTACGAAGAAAATGTTTGGTCTATTGGCTCTATGGTCAGATATGCTTGGCAAGAAAGTGGTGTAGAAAATAAACCATTAGCAACTGGCGGAACAGACTCCTACTATTTATATATGCATGAACAAGGATCTAATGATGATACTAACCCTATGACCAATGTGTACATAGAGTCTGCTGACCTAGATATAGGCGATGGCGAAAACTACTCATTTATTAAAAAGGTGTTACCCGATGTTAAATTCTTAACAGAAACTACCAGCAACACACCAACTATTAATTTTGTTTTAAAACGCAGAGATTTTTCAAATCAAACTTTAACTACAGATTCAACCACGCAAATTACTACTGCGAGCACAGAAGGATTTTTAAGAAGCCGTGGTAGGCAGTTTGTTTTACGGTTTGAATCGGATGATGATAACGATGTAACCGCAAACATAAAAGATTTCAAATGGAGGCTGGGATCAACTAGATTAGATGTTCAAGCATCGGGTAGAAGATAATGTCAAAACTTTTACCAACTCGTTTACCTATCGCAACAAATGAGGTAACACCCGAATTATTTAACCGTTTGGTTCGTGTCTTAGAGATCAATTTAGGTGCTATAGATCCCGATTCAATTCCTTTGTTTAATAGCACACAAGTTTCAGAACTCCAATTTCAAACTGGTGCTATAATATTTAATACAACCTTGGGCATTCATCAAGCGTTTGATGGTACCCAGTGGAGAGACTTATATAGTCTCCAAGTTTATTTAACTGGCTTGAGCATAAGCTCAGGTCTTGGTTCAGTAACAGTTAGTACGCCATAATGGATATAGAGTTAAAACAGAGATTAAGAAATATGTTACCCGAGGAAGCTGGCATTGATGTCGGTTTGCTCGATGAAGCTGTTACCCAAAAAAGTCAAGCAACCATCAATCAACTTATGACGGCACCCAATATGATAGACGAACAAATAAGACAACTTCTTACTAGAAAACCACAGGTAGTTTCTCAGCAACAAATGAGTGCTGATATGGTTCCAGCAGCCATGCCTAAAGTTGACAGATTATCTGATACGGATAGACAAATGATGTTTCAACAAATGCAAGATATGCAAGGATCTTTAGCCGATAGACCATATTCTCAAGAAGATGATATGGCAATGCTAAGATCTGTCTTGCTAGATCCGACAACAACAGCACAACAAAGAAACGAAGTTCTTGATCAGTACATTTCTATATACGGCATTCCTCAAATGCAAGAAGGTGGCGATCCCATGATGGAAATGATGGGCGAAGCACCAATGAGTGAAGAAGAAATGCAATTTATTGGCAATCTTCAAGCACAGGGCGAAGCACCTATGTTTGAATTAGCAAGCCAGCTTGCACAATTTGGCAGAAACGGAGACGATCAAATCGTTCATGCAGAAACTGGAGATGTAATAATCCCTCCACAAGTCATGGAAGCTGATGAACAATTATCACAAGCTGTTTTTGATGGACTACAAAGAAACAACATTAACCCTGAAGAAAGAGTGGTTGGAAGCGGTATTGCTTCATTAAATCCCGAAACAGGTTTACAAGAATTTGGCTGGCTCAAGAAAACTTTTAAGAAAGTGGGTAAGTTTGTCAAGAAAGCAGCTCCAATAGCTATGTTAATACCAGGCGTTGGAACCGCACTAGGAGCAGTAGCTGGATCATTGGGTTCAGGTATTGCTGGATTAGCAGCTAAGATACCAGGTATTGGCGGAGCATTATCAAGCGGTTTAGGAGTTGCTGGCAAGGCAATTACAAGTGCTGCTGGCGGTTTGGGATCTTTAATTTCAAAAGTACCAGGCATGGGCGGTATTGGTCAAAACATTGCAAGCCTAGGAACTGGTGCAACAGCTGGTGCTGGCGGAACTTTAGGTCAGGCATTGAGCCTAGGAAAATCAGCTATTGGTTCAGGTATTCAATCTTTAATTTCCTCTCCATTCAAAACATTAACTCAAGGAGTACAACAAGTTGGTGGAATGGGCGGTATGCCACAACAACAAGCATCATCAATAGAACAAATATATGCTGGAGCAGATCCAAGCACTCAAGCAAGAATCGAAAGATTAATCTCAGAAGGTGCAAGCGAACAACAAATTTTAGCTAACCTGCAACAATCAGGAATGATACCAGCTACTGCTGGCGTAAATATTGGTTTTGATGGAGTTACAGGAATGACTGGAACTGGCGGACAGGGCGGTGGAATTTTAGATTATTTAAGCAGAAAATTATTACCACAGTCTGTTGAAGATGCTTTTAAAGGACAAGGCGGTCTAGGACAACTTCTAGGCGGAGCTGGAGGAGCTGGAGGAGCTGGAGGAGGCTTTGGTCTTGGCGATGTCGGAGCATTTGGTTTAGCAGGTCTTTTAGGAAAACTTGCTTACGAAGAAGCTAAAAATGCAAAAGGAGTTCCATTGACACCATTAGTAACCATGGGACCTACAGGTCGCTATAACATTGAAGCTGAAATAGCAAGAAGGACAGGGCAACCAGCACCAAACCCCGTTGAGTTTGGATTATTGCCTTCAGGAACTATTCCTGAATTAACTGGCGGAAAAGCTATGGGCGGTGCGGTACAAGGATTTTTTCAAGGCGGTTCGGTAGCCAAAATGAATGAAGGCGGAGAGCTGGAAATAGAACTAGATATGAATGATTTTGAAAGAATGAATGGTGGTATTAATGGAGAAGGAACCGAAACTTCAGACGATATTCCAGCTATGCTTTCAGACGGTGAGTTTGTAATGACAGGTCGTGCCGTTAGAGGTGCTGGTTCCTACGAACTACAAAAGGGTGAAAACGGAATTATAAGTTTAATACCATCGTTTGAGGAGGACAGAGAAAGAGGAACACAGCTCATGTATCAAATCATGGATATGTTTGCTGAAAGTGCGAGGGCAAGTTAATGGCAATAATGTCACCTGAGCTTCTAAGAAGAATTAAACAGACAGCTGAAAAGCCCACGCCAACCATTTCTAATTTGGGCAATATACCTAAAATAAATTTACCTAATTTAGATTTCAGTAAGATTCCTCAAGGGATAAAAATTCCTTCGGTTCCAAATATCCCTCAAAGACCAGCACCTATACAACCTAGACCAGCACCTATAGTTTCTCAACCTATACAACCTAGACCAGCACCTATAGTTTCTCAACCTATACAACCTAGACCAGCACCTATAGCACCCAAACCTATAGCACCTAGATCAACACCTATCGGGAGACCAGTTTCACCTATAGTTTCTAGACCGCCCATAAACCTAAACCAACTACTACCTCGAGAACCTATAGCACCTATAGCACCTAGATCAGCACCTATAGCACCTAGACCAGCACCTATACAACCTAGACCAGCTTCTCCTATAGTTTCTCAACCACCCTCAGCTCCAGCTGGAGGAACATTTATGGCTTCTCCTGCGGTAATGGTTTATGGTCCCGATGGTAAAATGTATGGATCTCCAGCAGCAGCTATTGCAGCAGGTGTAACCAACTACACGATGACACCACCAGGCGCTAGGTCACTACCATTAATTCCGCCTGTAGCTCAAGAAACTACTGTTGAGCCGTTGCCAACACCAGCTGTAACAGAACCAACAATTGTTCCTACACAAGAAAGCACAATTGCAGAACCTGTTACAATACCTACACAAGATATAAATACTACAGAGGAACCAACTATGGCTACACCTTCAAATCAAGACATGCCTTTTGTAAGCGGGGC